ACCACTTCCAGGCTCTAATAATACATTATCCGCAATTGCTATTTGTGATGAAGAACCATTATATGTAAAGTATGGTGATGTATATGTGATATTGGACATTGTACCATTCAAACCATTACCTGATAAATCATTAATTGTCGTACCTGTTCCAGGGTAACTTGATAAATTACTTGGGTCATAATATAACCTAAGGTTACTTGTTACAGGTGCCACAAATCTTGGGGCCAAATAATTGTATTGTTGTGTTATTTCTCCTAACGTTAATTTCCTATTATAAAAATATAAATTCGCTATGTATCCAAATGGTTGTCCTGCGGTGACATTATTACCCCATTCTAGATGAGTATCTCCACCCGCACCATAAGCAACCGTTCCAACCTGAGTTCCGTTAATATAAAAAATACTTGATGTATCATCTCCGACTACCGCATATTGTACCCACACATCTTCATCTGGTGTAACATCATACCCCGAATCTCGGAATACGGAATCATAGTAACCCAAATTATCAGTTGCAACTTCAACTAAAAGTGGAACACTATTGTTGGTTCTAAGTAAAGATCTCCAATTAGCAGAACTTGAAATGATTCTTGCCCAAGTAATATATGTGTATCCCGAAGTTGGTAAGGTAGGACCAGTTCCATCCACGACAACTCTTTTAGTTCCTGTTGTGCAATCAAAACATTTAATTCCATCAAGCACGGTATATGTAGCTCCCGTTAAAGTATGGTTATACGAACCACTTTGTAAATTAAATACCGTTGTTCCTGAACCTGGGTAACTATCGGTTTCATTAGCGTCTAATTGCATAATAAGTCCCGAAGTTACGAGATTTGGTGTATTAATCAAATAATATTTGTTACTAGCGTTAACCCAGATTACAGCAGCCGCAACCGTATTCAACAAAGCCATACCACGTCTGTCGTTTAATTTGTTTACTATCGCTAAAAAATCAGCATCACTGCTAGCCACCCAAAATAAAGGTTTTGCGTTACCTTGCGTGCTAAACCCAAGCTCATATGAGTTGGAAATCATAACATAATCATTGCTATGTGTGGGTGAGTTATACCAAGTTAAACCACCAGTATTCACCCTATAGTCATTAGCAACCGTACCAACTTCATGGTTACCATATTTGGTACCATAAGCTGTTACTGTTCCACTATTATATGCTACGACTTTATTGGCCATCTTTTAAAAAATTAAAACCTATTTATGGATTTTGATCAACAAACCCAAAACAAACTGTGCAATAGTATTCTGTAACAGTATAAGTAAAACTTACACTAGTTACTGTGCCATCTATACGGATAATATTAAATCCTTCTTGTCCAGTAAATTGAGTGTATTGTGTTGGTCCTGATGCATTTTGATAAGTTGTATCCACACCAAAAATTGGTGTGAACGGTGCAGATACTTGAACTGGAACCTGTAACCCTGGGTTACCAACACTAGCAAACGCAACCAAAGGATCGGTAACAGGTTGACTAAATGTTGCTGTAAACACACCTGTTGTGGTGTTTCGGATCTGATCCCCAGTGATTGGTACGCCATATGTTTCTGGGAACGTGCTAGCGCTGTACATACCTGGATTCTCTGTTTGCATACCACCGTTGCTTTGTGTAATAGAAACGGTAATACCGTTTTGACCCACCCCAGCCGCTGAAGAACTTCCGATACTAGTCATTGTCATCCATTGGAATCCTGAACTACCAAAACCAGACCAGCTGCTCCAGTAACCTTGGCCATCTAACCAAATCTTTGCATCCCCGCCTGAATCAAAATTTTGACCAAATTGTGTGTTAACCAACCCAAGAAAAGATTCTTCTGTTAAAGCACCTGATCTGATAAAACGAACAGAAGCTGTTACACCAGGTATTGGTGTTGGTTGTGTGTTACCTGAAACTGGTAATGCGATTGTATAACCCAACTCTTCGTCAGGTCCGTTCCAAAATTGTGGATCATTTGTGAAACCATAATCTGGAAATCCAACTGCTAAATCACCAAGCTGTTCTGTTCCAGCTATTGGTGATCCAGGATTATATGCGAAAGGTCTTGCTGTTGCCATGATTTAATTAATTGTTTGTGTTTTAAATAATTCTTCATTATATTGACTAATTTTTTCAGTCATACTAATAAGCTCCTCAAAAGCGTCTGCTAACTGATACACTGTCATAGAGTGGTTATCAAGTTGATTTGCTAAGTCATCTAGTGTTCTAATATTATCTGGGTATTCACCAACTTCATACATCTCAACGATGTCATAAAACTTGTTAAATTTACTCTCAAGGTATTTTCTACTTGCTTCCATTTTTTGGTGGGCGGCTTTCATTTTTTCCAAGTTTTCAAAAACGCTAACTAGAGATGAATTAACAACCGCTGATCCAAATTTTTCGATCAACGCTGTACCCATTTGAATATCTTTTTTTGCCTCAACAATAAACTCATCTATCTTTGATGGGTCGTATGAAATACCCTCTTCGTTTAACGAAGCGGTAATTTCGTTTATTTGAAAAATCTTTCCACCAGGTTGGTTTATCATCTCAACCTCACGAGCGCTGGTCACAGGCTCTTCGGTATCTCTATAAACAAACGTATCATATTTGTATGGATCATATGTTATTGATTTTGAGCTACTTGCTGATGGTATGTCAGTTGATTGGTATGGTTTAAAGTCAACCAAATCCCCAATAACGAATGCATGTACATTCTTTGACATCTCAGATCTAACTTTTTCCATACCACCTTGTCTAACTCTAAACTCAACGTTATTAAGTTTAACATAGTCAGCATGTGCTATTACCAAACCTTTATATTGTATTGAGAATGTTTTTTTATGAAGGTTATAGTATACCATAACCCTTTTACCAATATTAGAATCCTCAGCGGGTGCTTCATCATCTGTACCAGTAAACATATCCAGTTGGTCTTCATTCAAACCCATCATGGAACGCATCTTAGATATTTCTTCTGTTAATATTGGTTTTTTCATTTAAAATAATTTATTTAGTATATTTAATACCACTTTCTACTTCTTGATCAGCTTTTCTAACAAGAGCGTTTGTATCAACCCCATCATCTTTAAAATATTGAAGACCTAAAACCCATAATGGGTGCTCTCTACAATCATCCATATTAGCTACTTCTGTACTATAAAGATCTGTTGATATAATTCCATCTTCAGCATCAAAATCATATACTAGATTTTTAGGAGTTAATCGTTTACTTGTATTAGCCATTCTTTCGCTTTGATAAGCCATTCCAGCGTTCATTATCTTTGCTTCTGTTGGAGACATAGCTCTTTTAAATTTACCACCTTGGCTAGTAGCAAATCTATCTAAATTACCAGATGCTGAATCAACATCATATGTTTTTTCACCAGAATCATTTGATGATATTTTAATTTTACTATTTGTATTCTGCTGATTAGAGATATCATATGTTGTTCTACGAGCCCCAAAATTGTAACCTACACCGCCAGTATCTTTTGTACAAGAAACTAATCCAGTGGCTAAAATAGTACAAACTATCCCAACCATTAATTTATCTTTTATAGCTTCATCTATGTCCATTACGTTAATATTACCACTTTCGTCTTGGCCCATAGTAACAGTTTTTTCTTCACCATTATGACCTTCACGTTTATCAATTAACTTAACCTCTACTGGTCCGTTATTACCAGTAATGTATGTTTTCATTGATTTTTTAAGTTGTGCTAATATATCTTTATCGTCAAACATATCCATTTCAGTTTCTTCTAAACCCATCATGGAACGCATCTTAGATATTTCTTCTTTTAGTATTAATTTTTTCATTTAACTTTTTTTTAATATTTGCTTTTTCATTTATGAGAACATTTTTGACACATTTTCGTACCAATCTGGGAAATATCCTCTTAAATAATATGTCATGGCTTTTCTTACTAAACCATCCCTATCGGTATTATATTCTTCCCAATCATCCCAAAAATGATCAACGGCTTTAGCGGACGCAGCTTTTAAATCATCAAACATCCCGAAGTTAAATTCTGTTGGTTCATTAAGATTAGAATGAATCATTTTATTCATATATCCTTGATCAGAACTACCCCAATCTTCATCGATTGCACCTGACTCAACGTCATCGTAATTTTTTGAAGCGTATTTGTTGGCCTCTTCCTCATCGTGAGCATCGATCATTTCTTGATCCCCTGGTGACATACCATCGGTATCCTGTGCCAATAAATCATCAAATGAGACCATTTTTTCTTCTGGATCACCTTCAAATAGTTCGCTATCCATTTCATCTTTAGCTTTCATAGGTGAATCATAATCCTTTAAATCACCAACTGGATATCTCTCCCCAGTTTTAGCATTGTACTTAAAGATTGTTTTACCGTTATCACCATCACCTATAAAGTAATGTACGTTATCGTCACTAAGACTATAGTATAATGGTCTGTCGTAATCATCAAATTCTCTTTGAGCAACTTCTTCACCACTTGCTGATTCAATGGCCGACTTTTCAAAATTAAATTCTTCTTTTGAAGACATTTCAAAGTTTTCGTTAAGACCCATTATTTTACGTAAACGTAAAATCTCTTCATTTAATATTAATTTTTTCATATTTAATCTCATATTATTTATATAAATATCACAAAAATGGTGATAAAACCCATTTTCATTGAATTATTTTTTTTCAGTTATGTTGATTATTATATCCCACCCATTAGTGGATTTGGATCAGTCCATTCTGGTGTTGCCAAAATTGATAGGATTTCACTATAAGTATAAGGACCTTCTTTGGTTGTTAATGTTGAAATGAATAATGGTTGGTCACCTTCCCATTTTACAAAAGTTTTTGTGCCGTCCACTGATCTGCGAACCGTTTCTGATGATGTTTCTAAAACCTCTGTGAAGTTAATTTGATTTAATTCTGATACATTAAATATCATGAATTGTCTATTTGTATATTCTTGTGTTTCCATATTTTTTTATAATCCGAATTTTGTTTTTTGTGCGTCAAAGTTTTGAAGGACTTCTGATGCAGAGAGGGCTCGGTTATAACTTCTAACAACACCTATTTTACCGTCAAAATGAAGTTGATTATAAGTATAAAAAACACCAATTCTTGTAACAGCATTTTCCACATACGATATTTCTCTTATTACACTATTTTCTTGCACCCCATTTACATATAAAACATTTAAATTATCGGAACTTCTATGAGTTGCAACTATGTGATACCACACACCTACTAATGGTGTCCAAGATGTTGTTAAATATTGACCACTAATCATTGCAGCAATGTTTTGTATGGGACCTATTTGTAAACTAAAACCCGTGCCCCAACTTGGCATATTTGAAATAATACCATGCCAATTAATCATAACATCCGTATTAACCCAAGCTTCTTGTGTGATATCGCTATTTAATAAACCTATTTTATAACCAATATCTACATAATCATCAACACCATCAAACACAATGGAACCACCGTTGGAAGAATTGTATGTTGGGCTATTGGTTAGTATCCCGTCATTAGCACCAGCTAAATCATACCAAGTTGTCCCAGAACCAGGGTAAGAACCTTTTTGTGAAGCGTCCACATTCAAAACCAAACCATTGGTCACAATGTTATCAAGCGTACCGCTAACCATATTAAAAACACTACTCGCAGCAACCCAAGCAAGAGCTGAGTCAATTGTTGTAAAAGGTGCTTGGTTATTCCTTGTTGGTAATCCATTTATCATCCTAAGCACATTAGCATCAGTCATATCACCGCTTGCCCAGCAAACTGGTTTAGCGTTAGCCAATGTTGTCATACCCAAACTAAATGTGTCAGAGTAAATTACATATTGATTGGTGGAGTCAGCTCCATTAAACCAAGTTAACCCACCTGGGTTACTTGAGTAACTATCAGACGCAAGACCTATCTCTATCTTATTTTTCTTGATGGAGTTGTTGGTCTTGGTTGAGTTATTAAACGCTATTGGTCTTCTTGCCATAATATTTATAACCCGTATTTAGTTTTTGATGCGTTAAAGTTTTGTGTAATTTCAGAACCAGATAACGCTTTATTATAGAATCTAACGGCACCTATTTTACCGTTCCAGTAATAATCACCCCAAACATATGTATGACCACCAATCATAACATTATTAGACCTGTTTTGGTTTATCGTTGGGTTTACTGATGTTTTGGAGCCAGCTAATGTCCCGTTAATGTAGAAAGAACTTACAGATCCATTCCATGTGTAAACAATATGATACCAAATATTAGCTGTTGGAAAAGCGTTTACACCAAAATCCATATCATTTGTATGACCACCAGCTGTGTTCCAGTAAACTAAGTTTAAGTTTGAATTATCTTGATAAAACGCCCACTCCCAACTTGGGTATTCTTTTCCTATAATACCGTAATTACCACCAGATATTGTTGATGGTCTCATCCAAAAATCAACACTAACCGAATTAGTGTTATTCCAACTCAAATCATAACCACTATCAACATAATCATTAACACCATCAGAAGACATAATACCACTGTCGCTGGCGCTATATACTGCACCATTAGTTAATGTTGATGTAACCCCACCAGCTAAATCATACCAACTTGACCCAGAACCTGGGTATGAACCTTTTTGTGAACCATCTAAATTAAAAACCAAACCATCGGTAACAATGTTATCAAGCGTACCGCTAACCATATTATAAATCGAACTAGCTGTAATAAACTCCAACGCTGAAGCGATGGTTGTAAAAGGTGCCTGATTGTATCTTGTGGGTAATCCGTTAATTGTTCTAAGAACATTTACATCCGTTAGGTCACCACTAGCCCAGCAAACTGGTTTGGCGTTTGCAAGAGTGGTCATACCAAGACTAAAGGTATCTGAATAAATAACATATTGCGATGTTGAGTCCGCACCATTAAACCAAGTTAGCCCACCTGGACTACTTGCGTAGTTATCAGACGCAACACCAACTTCCACCTTATTTTTTTTAATGGAATTAGCGGTTTTTGTTGAATTATTGAACGCAATTGGTCTTCTTGCCATCTTTTTTTATTATAAATATTTACACTTTCCATAAACTTGCTATATTTATACCAGATGCATCGAAAAAAACAAAATAAAAATAATATAATCATGTGAATGAAAGCCTCTTCCTTTTGAAGAGGTTTTTTTTTGCCCTAAAAAAAACAAAAAAAGAAATGAAAAACACAGAAACTTACCACGAGCTGGTACAAAAAATGAGAAGCTTCTTCGTCCAAAGAGGATTTAAAGAAGTACCAACACAATCAAGATTATCAATCCTTGCTGCATGTGAGAACCCACACTCAGTTAAAACATTTGAGTACAGCGGAGAGATCTGGCCATTGCCTCAAACGGGACAAATGTGGCTTGAACATGAATTATTAATGAACCCTGAATGGGAAGGTGTGTTCTGCATCTCAACATCGTACAGAGAAGAGAAGAATCCGATCCCAGGTAGACACGAATTAATATTTCCGATGTTTGAATTTGAATCAAAAGGAACAATGGAAGACCTGATCAAATTGGAAGGTGACCTTTTGGCACATCTTGGATTTGCCGATTCAATGCATGAGGTGCAATACGAAGATGTATGTGAAGAATACGGTGGGGTTCCAATCTTGGAAGACGAACACGAATCAAGAATGTGGAAGGAAAAAGGAAACATCATTTCGCTTCAACATTTCCCAGTTAGAACAAATCCATTCTGGAATATGAAACATGATGAAGATGGAATCTTTAATAAGGTGGATGTTATTATGTATGGACAAGAGACAATCGGATCCGCAGAGAGAAGTTGTGACGTGGACAAAATGAAACAAATGTTCTACACAATTGAAAATGGTGGTTACGCCAACAAATTGTTTGAACTATTCGGCAAAGACCGTGTGGAAGCTGAACTTGAAAAGTTTTTGGAATTTAATTTCTTCCCAAGATTTGGCGGGGGAATCGGAATGACCAGATTGGCAAGAGCTTATGAGTTAATGAAGGGGGAGTAATCTCCCTTTTTTTTTGACTATTTATAGAAAAAAATTATGTCGGAAAATCAAGGCAACATCACGGACACATTCTTTAGCAAACTAAAGGAACAATCATTTACGATCATATTATTGGTCGGTATATTATGGTACCAGAATAATACATACAAGTCAAATCTTGCGGATTATAAAGATCAACTTGATAAAAGGGATGAACAGATTATGAAACTGGTTGATGATGAAAGACAAAGGATTATTGAAAGAAATGAATCTTTGATGAGTCAAAGGGATAAATATGTAGATGAATTGCTTAGTAAAGAGAAATAACAGGCTCTTTACCTATTTTAAATATATTTATCTTTAGATTATAAAAATTTTATGTACATTAATACACCTTACAAAATTGTCTATGATACTGAAAAGTATCCGTTTAAAGAAGTTCTAAAAGAAATCTTTGGGGTTAATAGTTTGGAAAAAATCCACCAACTTGAAAACTACGATTTATTATCAAGAGATAAGGATCAATCAACCGCATGGCACAAAGCCTACTATAATAACTTTGAGGAGAAACTCCAACCATTGTATGTTGAATTTGTTAAGCACCTTGCTGAAAAATTTGGTTACGATTCAATTATCTACCAAAAAATCCCTACATTCCGTGCACACTTGGTTAATAATCTTGGTGTTGGTGAATGGCATAAGGATAAAACCTATAACCACGGTGTTGACGAACTTAACTTTTGGTTACCCTTTACAGATACTTATGACACAAATACAATTTGGTGTGAAAGTATTGAGGATCTTGGGGATTACAGATCATATGAAGTTAAGTACGGTGAGATATTAGTTTTTAGCGGTGCTAACTTAATGCATGGTAATAAAATTAATACAACCGAAGATACACGTGTTTCTGTTGATTTCCGTTTGGTTGATCCAGCTAAATTTATTAATAACGAAAAACAATCAATAAACGGAATCACCAATTTCACAATAGGTGGTTATTTCGAACAAATCTAAATTTATTTGATTCCCATTCTCTCTTTTAATTGAGGGAGAAATCTTTGAATCTCAAAATTATCTTCATCATTATACTTGTTTTTGTAAGCGGCCTCATCTGGGTATGTTCTGCCCCATAATTTATATATGGCTATCTTTTCTTCTGTATAAGCTAAATCTCTGAATGTGTAATGGTTAATAACCATGTTATTCAACACCTGTAATTTTGTGGAGTATTTATCTGGTGTAATATTATACGGGTTACCCAATGAATCGGTGTGTAAATAATTTGATTTAATTGTACCCCAGTGCACAGATGGCAAGTGAACAAACGCTTCCTTCCTCATAAAACATTTTGTATGTCTTTGTTCATCCCATTGGGTTCCGTTATCTTTAAAACTTGATTTTGTTAATTTATCAACGATTAACTCCCCCTCACCAAGGGTGTAGTTTGAATTCCCCATTAATCTCCAGTTAACCCCGACTTGACCAATGTTTGATGCATATTTGCTCAACACATCTTTTAAATTGTTATCAGTTGGTGGGTATAAAAACTCATCAGCATTTAAATGGATGATCCAATCAGCATCAGCTCCTTTAATATGATTATTGGCAATAACCATTGAATGTGTTACCAAAGAAACCTCATTATCATATGAGTTTTCACCGTTATTGGTTTCGATTAATAGGTCTGTGATTTTTACAATACCCTTATCAACATAAGGTTGTAAAACTTCAAGGTAATTATCTTTGCTAAGGTGATTAGTTAAATAAAATTTATCAACCCCAACAAGTAGATGGAATTCAATCCACTCTTTTAGGTATCTTGCTTCATCTCTAAATTGTGATATAATAGCTACTTTCATTTAATAAAAATAAACTTATTTTGGTAAAAAGAAATATTAACCAACAAAATTTGTATTATAACCCATCTCACCGTTGTTGCTTTCGTTTTCAATCTTTTGAGCACTGGTCTTAATTTTAATATATTCTTTTAAATTATTAACTTTATACTTCCTGAGATCATAACCCAACATCTCCATTACAAATTTATATTTAGGCTCCGCTTTTGTTCGCATATTATGAAGTTCAGATGACATAACACTATAATATTCGTAATCATATGCAGCATTTGGCATCAAATAATTATAAAGTTCTTTTTTATAACCAGCTTCCAAATACTCCAATTCACTCTCATCAAATTTAAAAAAATCTAATATTTTTTTTCTATTACTTTCATCATTATGCATTAATAAATATAAAAGTCTATCAACACCATATAACTTATTATCTTTAGGTACATATCTTTCTTCTTCATTCCATGATAATACTTTATAAGGATCCACAGCTTTATCTTTAATTTGATTAAAAAAATACCTACGTTCAGTATAAAAATAAATTGGAATGTTATTCTTCTTTACGTAACTCATTAATTCGTCTAATTCATCTTTGTACATTTTACCACCACTTTCAATGGAAACATGTATTTCAATAATGTAATCGCTGGCGTTAGGTATTGTGGGTTTATCTAAGACAATCCTGTCTTCCAATTCCTTACTCTTTAAAGCGTTAATATAATCAGCCTTATCACTCCAATCGGATTCTTTAGAGGAGTATTGCCAATAATCAACAGGGAAACCTTTATATCTTTGATTTAATTTTTTACCATCCAATACAATCTTAACTGGGCTTCTGCCATATCCAGCACCTTTACCCTCACCACCTCTACTTCTGGTAGCTGAAAAAAAGAAAAACTTGCCACGACTTGTATTTAAATCAGAAGGGGAACCGATATTTGTTGAAGCGTGAAATTCATTCTGTTTTAATATATTAACTAAATTACGAATATACGTAAAATGATATAGGATATCGCTTAAACCTTCATTAAGACCCATCATCTTGCGCATCTTGGCGATTTCGTTTAATATATTTTTTTCCACAATAAAATTAATCTTCTTTAGGTCTATTTAAAAAATTTTTTAATCTATCATTACTATAGGTTAAACCAAGTTCCTTAGTTAGTTTTTCAAGGGCTGTAACCACTTGAGTCTTATACGGATCCATATGAGCTCTAACAAAAGAACCAGAACCACGATTAAACATAAAACCGTGTAATCGCTGGTCTATTTGACTAATAGCATATTTTTTCTTTTCTTCTGGTTCTGTTGGCATTCGGTCAACATACTGTTGATTCGATTCAACAAAATCAGTTACCAGTTTATTAAAAGCTTCCACAAATTCTCTTGCTTTTGTTGGACTTTCTTGCCAAACATCGTTAACGCTAACGCCTTTAACGGACAAACTTTTAATTATTGGTTCCATAGCTCTAAAACCGTCATCAATTATTTTAACAGAATCAACAAACTCATTTAAATTTTCATTAAGACCCATCATCTTGCGCATCTTGGCGATTTCATTCAACATATTCTTTTCCATAATAATCGATTATAAACATAAATACTTGAAACTTTTTTAAAATTTCCTATATTTATTGAAGACCTTGTGATTGGGTTCCATGCGTACTGGATGCGTTTGAGTTGGAATTGATGCCAACGATATGGACACCAAATACAAAAAAAAATATAAGGAAAAATGTTATACACGTACATTCATACTGTACCTGCGCCAAGTGCGTTCATCACAGTAAACAAACAAAGACTCCGTCAAGACGGAAAGTCGGTCTACATGAAAGACCAAACCGAGTTCGAGATCGAACTCTACAATCCCACAAAAGAAAAAATAATGGCAATGATCGAAATGAATGGTTCACCCATTTCAGATTCGGGCATCATCTTGAAACCAGGCCAAAGGGTATTCCTTGAAAGGTTTCTGGACAATGAGAAAAAGTTCCTTTACGAAACTTATGTTGTGAACAATAATAATCAAACCAAGGAAGCTATCCAGAACAACGGAAAGGTAACGGTTAAATTCCACAAGGAATCAAAAGCGAGACCAAGAAGCATAATCTACGGATCTGTATTTAATAGCTTTGGAAATGGTTTTGGTTCCAATGATACAACCGTTTACACTTACACAACAAATTACGAACCCAAAATTACAACCAATTTTTGTAATGATGTGATAGGAACCATAACCCCATCATCCAACAATATCAGCGCTGCCATCAACAGCAGCAGAAAGGTGGAGACGGGTTCAGTTGAGCAAGGTGCAAATAGTAATCAGGAATTAAAATCAAGTTATGGAAACTTTGAATGGTTTTACACATGGAGTAATGAATGGCAGATCATGCCAAACAGCCAACAACCAGTTCAAGCAAAGGATTTGGTTGATAGATGCACAAAATGCAACACCAAATTAAAATCAAACCATAAGTTCTGTCCAGAATGCGGTGAAAAGAACATGGGTAAACAAGATCCAGACGAATTCTTGCAATCATTGACAAAGGAACAGTTGATTGAACTATTAAGAACAAAATAAAATAAGCTTCACAAGGTCATAAATCCCGCCAAAAGCGGGATTTTTTGTTGTTTTTGGTGATATATATAGGAAAAAGCCCTATATTATGACAAATGAAGAGATTACAGAGGAAATCTACCACGAAGCCCACGCCAATGGCTTTATTGAAGAATTAAGACAAAAAATTGATGAGTTTAAGGTTTGCATCCATAATCACAAACTTCCGCACCATGAAATGGTCCATAAAGCATATTATATGGTAAAACCAGAGGAAACAAACCAAGATTTAGAAGTATTTATATAGATATGAGCGTTTTCGATCAATTAAAGGCCAGACATCCAGAAGTAAGGTTCGAACTTTACCCAACGGTTAAGAGTGACACCAAGCGTGTATACCTTACAGGATTCATGGTACCTTATAGTATGAGAGGAAAGGGACTTGGAACAAAGTTGATGGAAGACCTTATTGAGGTTGCCGATGAAAACGGATTTAAGATAACGCTTACACCATCAAGCAGTTACGGTGGCAACGTTACCAGGTTGAAAGCTTTTTACAAAGGATTTGGTTTTGTTGAGAACAAGGGAAAAAACGCAGATTTCTCACACAAAGAGGGTATGTACAGAGATCCAAAAGGGTTGAACGAACATTTAAGAAGATTAAAGCAGGTAATGGGTATTGTTACAGAAACAAGACAAGGAATGCTTAATTGGTTAAAAGACAAACTACCAAACACTCCTGAATATGTAATAAGGGATTGGGTTTATAAAATGGTTACACAATCAGATGATATAAGCACAAATGAGGGTATTACAGAATGGATTGATGAGTGGGTTAAAAATATGAAATGGGAAACTAAGACAAATTTTCCTATAACAATGGATATTTTTACTGATAATACAAAAAAACAGTTGGAAAGTAGAATTGGGGGTGAAGTAAGACAAGATGTTGACAAAGATACTGAAAGACACGGAACACAAAAAGAATTATTACAGAGTAAGGGGGTTTCCAAAGAACCAATTATTCTGTTTAAAACCAAAGATGGTAAATATGAATTAGGTGAAGGTTGGCATAGAACCACACAGACATTTATACAATTCCCCGATGGATTTATACAACCTAATGTGTATATCGGACTAAATGCCAAATGGCTAGATTAATTATTAACTTATAAATAACATGGGAACCGAATTAAAAAAGAAAAAACAGCTGATAGAAAGATTAAACAGAAGATTGCTTTCTGAATCTGAAATGGAATGCCCGAGAGCGGCCAAGGATATTGAGTTGAACACCAGAAACAGGGACAAGGCAATAAAAGCTGACTATATTCAATATGGTCCTCTTAATGTTGACGAACCAGCGGGTTACTGGGATGAGTTGGCCAATCACTGGAATACATCAGTTGAGGCGGCAAAAAAATCATTGTGCGGAAATTGTGTCGCATTTGATGTCTCACCAAGAATGGAAGAATGCATGCCAGGTGAAATTAGTGATGAGGATGGAAAATTGGGTTACTGCTGGATGCACCATTTTAAATGTCACTCAGCAAGAACATGCAGAACATGGGCAAAGGGTGGTCCGATAACTGATAATAAAATATCAAACGACTGGCAAGAAAGAAACCAAAACGATTAACATGGAGCAAATGGATTTGAATAGACTTGTTGAGGTGATGGTCTTTATCAACGATGATTTGGTAATCAAAGAAGGAAAAAAGAAGAAGGCCGACCGTTGTCTTAAGATTGCGAGAAGGAAATATGATAAGCCATCGGCTTACAGATCTGGTGCCATTGTAAGATGTCGTCAGGGAAAGATTTGGAAAGGTTTAAGTGAATCTGATATCAATGATGCTCCTGAGGATGTTAAGGATTTAATATATAAAGCTCACGATGCGATCACCAGACCAAAGGGAAAAGAATACGCCCCAGACGTTCACGAATTGCAAGATTGGATTAACAATCATATTGAACAACAGTCCCAGGGAATGGACGAGGCAAAAAAGACGGACTTCTCAAAGGAGAAGAAAAGCGGACTCCACGGATGGTTCTCAAGAAGGGGCGGTGGCGGAAGCAAAGGATGGGTTGATTGCAACACATGCAGAAAGGTTGACGGCAAAAAGAAATGCAAAGCATGCGGAAGACAAAAGGGTGAAACCAGATCAAAGTACCCTTCATGCAGACCAACGCCAGCATCTTGCGGAACACCAGGAAAAGGAAAGAATTGGGGAAAGACAAAGGAAGAGTCTTACGATATTATGAATGAAGCTGAAGAAAAGGAAAAGAAAAGAATTGCATTGTTGTTCATTGTGATCGACAATAAGGTATTGTTATTCAAGAGAAGCCCAGAGGAAACAACAAACGCTGGAAAATACGGAATGTTGGGTGGACACATTGAAAAGGGTGAATCACCAGAGGCGGCATTGAAAAGGGAAATCAAAGAGGAAGCGGGAGTTGAATTAAAATCCTTCAAGAAATTAAAGACATATGAATTGGATGGCGTTCAATTGAATGTATTCTATACAAATGAATTCGACACGGAGAATATCAAGTTGGATAAGAAGGAACATACAGGAAAGAAATTCTTCACACTGGAACAACTGGATGAGATGTCCCCAGAAGAATGCATTGATACAAATAAAGGAATCGCCAAAGATTACAACAAGAAGGCAAAAGAGGATAAACAGCTCAATGAAACCATTGAGAGAATGAAATCCATCATAGGTTTATAATTCAATGTTATTGAACGAACAAATATCGAAAATGAAAACAATTATGGGCATTTCTGAAGAAATGATAGAGATACCCAATGATAGCAGTTTAATGAATTTCTTTCATGGTGGCGACTTGGATGAGATCAAATACGATATACAACAAAAAACTGACAGGCAACAATACGGTTCTGGTTTATACCTGACAACATATTATGACGTTGCAAAAAAATATGCAAAGGGCAATAGAAAGATGTATTTGGTTTCGGTGCAAAAGGGCATGGATATAAACGATAAGAAGGTGGATATCGAAACTTTAATGCAATTCCTTAATCAAAGCTTCCCCAAAAAAACGGCACAGACCATACTTAATTTAGCTAATTACAGAATACACAATGATGGCATACCATTATATTTGGTGAATAACATATTAATAAACCACAATTACCTTAAAGGTCCCAAATCAGTTGCATGGAGAACGTTTCTGGTTGGTTTGGGCGTTGATTACGAGATTGTGGATAACGCTTTTGGTTATGGTGACACAATGATGGTTTTATATAACCCAAGTTTAATAAAGAATGTTAAACGAATTGAACCAAAGGATACATTGCCCACGTACAATTTAGCGAAATAAAAAGAAAGTTATCAGTAGGCAAAAATAACAACCCTCAGAGAGATCTGGGGGTTTTTTATTGTGGTATATGATCGTTAACGTCCTTTTTAACTTTTGATATCATCTTAAGCATATTGGTGTTATCGGTCTTGATGATGGTCTTTGTCTGAACAACTGGTTCTTCAATTCGCATCATGGAAACCTTATGGTCACCATCAGGCTGCTCATCACCACCGAAACGATTTTCATTTCTTCTCTCTTCCAGGATGGTAACCTTGCCGTTGGTCTTTTTGGCCTCAGCTTCCAGTGAAGATATCATGATAAGAATTTCCTGTTCCCTTTGAACAAATTTATTGGTGCAAGACATCTGACCATCGATGAGTTGATTGTTTAACTGCGTCACTCTTTGTGTAAGTGTTTGAATTTCAGCACGTTGGTTCTCCACCTTAATCTTTAGTTCTTCGGTGTCATGGGTTAATGAGTCGATAATCTTTGGCCCCACAGAGATGAAGGTGATGGAGAGCAATAGGAATATAAGCGCAAGCAGACGCTGGCCGACTGATAATTTTGAAAGGATCTCTGAGATGTGCTTGAACATGGTTTTTGATTTACATATAAATAGTCTGTTTACAGTAAACTAACAACTGTAAACATCTTATCGCGACAAATATCGCGACAGTGTGTCGCAATAAGATATCGTTTAAAAGGCCGATATTTCGGAATAAAAAATTCCCCAGAAATTTTTTTGAAAAACGGTTTTAGAATAAAAAGGGGGTCATGTTTTGAAAATGGGTCTTTCGCCAGAATGGGGGTACCGCTCGCAGAGGGGGTCCGAAATTTTGGAAAAAAAATACCTGGAAATTTTTTTTTGGAAAAAGTTCATACGGATATCTGAGCCCCCCTTTTGGCACGGGGTGGGGGGGTATATGGGGGGGTAAAGGTGAGGGGGGGGGTCATATACTACTTACTGACCAAATAACCTAATATAGTTATCCACATTGCTGACCAAGTTATCCACAGGGTCTATTAGCCATTTTAAAGCGATTTAAGGGGTTTTTGTTTTAATCTATATAAAGATACCACCCGTATATAGATAAGCGAATAGCGGCAAAATAAGGCATAAAAAAAGGGGTGCTTTGTTGCACCCCTCTCTTATCTTTAATAAGCACTTACCTAAAAGGTAAGCACTTGTTTGTTTGACCTTACTTCTTTGATGCCCTCAATTTTGATAGTCCTAAAAATAACATCGTTTTCCAAGCCTTGATTAACTGCTTTTGCTACCTTTGGTTTGAACTGCTTAATAGTTTCAATTTGCTCACTTGTAGCCTCAATACCATTAACATAGTATTGTTTAGTTTCAGCACTATTAACGATGCCCGAAAGGTATCTATCATCTACCTTGTTACGATTGCGAACGATTGAACCATTATTGCTATCGTAAACTTTTTCGTGCCAATTTTGTTTGGCTTCAAAATCGGCTTCATTGCCCTCTTTAATTCGCTTGTTATTTACGGCATTTTCGTAAACACAATTTAAACTAAAATTGTAATTAACCAATTTAGTAATTTCATCATTGGCTAAGGGATTGCCACGCTTTAATTGTTTTTCGCTTACTACTGCAATAATGTAAGCGAATGTAGCACTACCACCATCGTTGATAGTGTTCATAATTTGTGCCTCTTTTTCAGTTAGGACTTTAACGCTGTTTTGTTGATTGTTCATAATACTAATTGTTTAAATTTGTAATGCAAAGAACGGCATAAAAAACTTTACAAACAAATTTATTTTAATTAATATCAAAATATTTTTTTTCTATGGATCTATAAAGCACCCCAAAAAAAAATTCCCCTATCTTATATTTGATAAAATATGTTATTAAAAGTTTACAAACAAATTTATTTGCAATTATTTTTTTATATTAATCAAAACTGATTTTAAGCCGTTTTAAGCCACTTTAATAGTTTAACTGATAAAATACCTATAAAACAAAAAAGGGTGCATTTAGCACCCCTTTCCGTTCGTTTGTGGCGATTACTTAACCACCTCTGCAAACTGCTCAAACAATCTGCGTTCCTTTTGAGCCACTGAACCAAACATTTTGGTATCATCTTTATCAGAACCCAACATATGTGTTGTGTACTTCGTTACACCACTGAATAAACCCCACATTGTTTTACCTTTGTAAGTAGTTTCTTGAGCCAAGGCATCACGAAAACGCATAATGTTATTTTTGTTTCGTGTGCTGATTGTATCTGCATCTGCTTTAACATCTGCCAAAGATACTGCGAATAACCCCTTTAAAACTTCATCAACCCACTTGTCTGACATTGGCACTTCTGACAATTTTTTGATAGTTTCAAAGTTTGCCTTTTCCTCTGCTCTCACTTGCTCTGCTGACTTTAACAAATCATCAATTTTGATTACCATAGATTTAGTATGTTTAATCTTTGAACTCAAACCACGATAAGCACCAAAGAAAGTGTTTTGGCAACTGATTGTAGTGGTTGAATGACCGAATGCAAGGCTTGTAGAACCGTCAAATGAATTAACTGCGGTAAGGTATCCTTTTACCATATCGCCATAGGCTAAATTCAAATCATCAGTTTTTAACTGAATGAATACTTTTGAACCACCACCCAATAAACCCGCATTGTGAATTGGCAAATCTGCTGACTGCGATAATTGAAATAACAATTCAGCCATTTGCTGATTTTGGAAAACTTCGTAAGATGCTTTATGCACCCCCAAGATTTTTTGGTTATCCTCACGAACGATAGCAACGCTATCTGTAATGATACCACTTGCAGTCTGCAATACTTCTTTGTTTGCTGACCAATTTAAACCTGCTTTTTCTAAAAGCATAAAAGCGTTAACGCTGTCGTTGTTGTTAATGTAAAACATATATTTATTTTTTAGTTGTTTAACTTGATGCAAAGTACGACATAAAAAAGTTTACAACCAAATTTATTTTAATTAATATGAAAATATTTTTTTTATCTTAAACAATTTCTTTCGTATTTCAAAGGTATAAACAAACCTAAACTTGTGGTAATTTGTTTATTGGTGCTAACATCAATTTTAACCCAACCAATGTGGTAATTAAGATAAACCCCACCAACCAAACTATTATCATTAACTCTATTAGATAAGATACTGAATGAACCCAAATCTTTATCATTATAGTTATTGTAAGATTCTTTTTGATTGTAATTAATACCAATGTGAACCCCAACCCTAAAATCATTATTATTGTTTAATACCTTGCCGATTGCTATTGTGGTATTAACTTCATTACTATATGAACTTACCGCATCATAATGCTTTGCGTTTGGGTGCAAATCAGCATCAACAATATCATATCTAAATAAAGGTGCTAACTTACCCTGTTCAATCTTACTATAAGATAATGAACCATAGTAACCAATATTATTTGCATCAACCCCAAAAGTATAGTTATTTAATTTAGTATTAACCCCAACCAAAATTTGTGCGTTTGCAACCAATGTGCCAACCGCGAACCCGATTAATAATATTATCTTTTTCATTGATTCAAATTAACATATAAAAAAGTTTACAAACAAATCTATTTTGATTAAAATGAAAAAGGGTTACATTTCTGCAACCCCCTTTATTCCTTAACCCATTTTCCTCACATTATCCCACAACTTCCAACCCTTTTCATTAAACCTAGCGTGTTCTTTAATCCACTTCATTACCAGGTCTGAATAGTAACTGCTTGTTAATTCATTTAATAGATTATCAACCTCTCTCTCTGCATTGTTGGATGCACTATCAAATTCGTAGTTACCGATTACTTTTTTACTGTAATAATCAACACTTTGAATTGAGATGCAATTTCCGTTTGTGGTTACCTTGATAATTCCACCAACTGCGTACTCACCGATTTTGAATTGTTTTGTTGCCATATTCTTATTTATTTTGTTAATTCAAAGATACAAATAAAAAAGTTTACAACAAAAAAAAGTTTGGGGAACTTTCATTCCCCATTCTTTTACAATCTGATTTCAGTATGTTCTCTATCTTCCTTTGTCAATGGAAAACCGATTGACAATAAAAGAATAAAACTGAACGCAACAAACCCCAACACGATGCCAATAACCAATTCGGTGGTGTTGGCAAGTTCATTCAATGAACCCCAACATAAACCTACTGCAATGAATCCTAATACTGATAGGACTAACGGAACGATTTTAATTTCTCTTTTCATTTCTATTTTGTTTAATTATAATTCAAATATCGTTATAAAAAAGTTTACAAACAAATTTATTCTAAAATTTGATAATTGTCTTCACCAATGATCACCCCCAACCTTCTACCATTGTCCCATAGAACGCTGATAACATCAAACCCAACATTTGTGATTATACCTTCCGTTCCACTCTCCACTGGGTGTTGTTCATTAACCATTGAGATTAATTTAATTCTTTTACCGATTAAGTGTCTATTGTCCATATACTTTTTAATTAATTTGAAATAACTCTGCCATCGTCAGCATAACTTTGTTTCGGTGCGTGGCTTGGGTGGTATGCAACCTTCCTTACAACATCATATATGATTGTATCACCTTTATTCAAACGCTTCTTACTTGAATGGCATTTGCTTGGAAATTGTGCTATGATTATCTTTAACATAATTCAAAGGTCGGCATAAAAAAGTTTACAAACAAATTAATTTAATAAAAAAAAGGGGAATTAATTTTCCCCTTTTATAATTTTTTTAGATAATTAAATCTTTGGTGTTAAAAGTTCTTCTAAACTCGGATTCAAAAGTTCCTCGATAGTTTGTTCTTTTAAAGCACCCTTCATTCCAAGAAAAGAATTAAGTATTCTAATTTCTGAATGATTTAAAATGTAGGTGTGTCCAAATGTTTCCAACAATTCAAAATCTTTGTTACAATCAGTGTGGTGAACCCAAGTCTTATTGTCTGCGTCAACAATCATTGTCATACGCTCGCCATATTCGTTCACGAATTCGGCTCTTAATTTTACCCCTTCTACGTTTTTCATTTTTATTTTTATTTTTATTTTTATCTATGCAAATATCTATATAAAAAAGTTTACAAACAAATTTATCTGCAAAAAAAAATGGGGACTATTGTCCCCACTTTCAAATTGATTAGAATGAAATTACTTATTGAATACGAATGTCCAAATATCTCCATTGTGTGAAACTTGTGGTGTCCAACCAATATAGCCTTCACGAGAATAAAAGAACTGAACATACTGCTTTACTGATTCCACATCAGCGTTGTTGAACGCACTTGATACCTTAAAGGTAATAACCAATGTATTCGTTTTCTTGTTTTTAACAATGGTCATATCCGTTTGGAATACACTTTCGGGTAGTTTAGGTGCTTCCACAACCTTTACTTCTTCGGTGCAAGGATACCACTTTCTCCCCTCATTCTTTCCACTTTCGTTGTAGTGCTTCCAAGCGTCTTTTCCATCCCTCTTAACATCGGGATTGGCTTCAAGGTACTTTTGACGAGCAACCTCGCAATTTTGTGCATCTTGTCCGAATACACTTGCTGAAATTAAGCCGATAACGGCAATAGCGATTAATTTTTTCATTTTGTTTTTATCTAATTGTATGGTACAAATATCCATATAAAAAAGTTTACAAACAAACTTTTAATATAAAACTTTTGTGGTTTTTAATAATTTTGGATCGTTGGTAATGTTCAAAGACATATTCGCATAGAAAGTTAAATCTTTCTTGTTAGGAATTGTATTCCCTTGACAACTGGCAACCCTAACATCATTTTCACAATAAACGAAATCAACTTTAACTATTCCGTATTGTTCGGGAAATCCTGAATCCTTATGTTTGCGAATAATATCAAAACAAAAGTCGTTGCTGAATGTAGTATCAGACATTAACTTTACCGCTTGTTCGTATTCAAAATCGGTGTTTGGATACAATATTATTTTTAGTTTTGGTATTTGGCTAAAAGCATTCAACCCTTCAATTAAAAACAAACTAATTAAAATAAACTTTTTCATATGTTATTATTTTGATAATGTAACTCCTAATTCTCTGAACATTTCGTTTAATTGATAGTCAGTATTAATATCCCCAACCTTTTTATCAATCAATGATAATTCATACATTAAGGTCTTTCGTTTCATACGATACAACCTCGCATCAATCTTGCTTATCTCCATTTGGAAATCAAGTGTTGCAATCTCCCCTTTAATATCGCCAACACGACTATCAATCATTACTAATTGTTTCGTAAGTTTTTCCATATTTTTCTCCGTCTTTTCCATAGTGCAAAGGTATGTCTTTAATAGTTTACAACCAAATTTATTGTGAATAACTTTGTTAATCAAAAAGGGCGACATCTCTGCCACCCTTTCCTTCACAATTAAACAAGTGTCAAGTCAACAACAACTCGCCACTTCGTTCTTCCATAAGACTATCAAGTCTTGCAAGGTGGTTATACAACCTCTCTCTTTCTTTACGATAGATTAAGTAATTGTAATCCATAACCTCATTGGAAAGGTTTTTCCACTTATTCTTAAACACTTGAAAGCAATTATCTGCTACTTCAATGTGTGCCTCGTGAACGCAAGATGAAAGGATATGTATTACTCGTTCAAAGTCTTTCATACTTTCCAACTGCGTTTTAATTTTTTCTTCTTCTACTTGTTCTTGGTCGGGAATACCCGTCAATCGTTGTAAGATGCTTGCCATTGTTATTTGTTGTTTAATTGTTTAATTGTTTAATGTTAATGCGAATATCGGTATAAAAAAGTTTACAAACAAATTTATTACCAAGTTTTTTCATATTTTTCTAAAATATTTTCGGGGTACAATACTCCATTGCCATTCCCCAACACATCTTCCCACCATTTAATACCAACCAACAAACGTGGTACTGCGAACTTCATTACGTCTTCATCGTGTACACGAAAGAATACATCGTTCCTTCCACCTGTACCTTCTTCACCTTCCGTTGGCAAGGTCAATACCTCTTCAATATATTTTCCTCGTACTCCGAACTCTAACTGTAACCAGCCTTCAAAGTTTTCCACTTGGTCTGCTCCGACAACTGTGCCTTCCCAAACGCATAACTGACTAAAATTTTCCATTTTTAATACATCTTTTCTTTTAATTCTTTCGCCTTCGCAAAGTGCTTATCAATCTGCTTCCCAAAACTAACCAACCTTGCCTTTGTCTTGGCGTATGCAAAGAACTGACAATACTCGCTATCAAAGTCAATACCACTACAATTTACATTGCGTTTAATACAATCTTGAAAATCATATGCTGATTCAAATTGGTGTCCGATTACCTCAGACTTCGGGAACCCAGTGATTGACCATTGTGCTCCTTCGTAGTCACCTTTATAGATTGTTAAACCTATACTTGTTTTAATGTCTTTAATTGCTGTCATCTTATTTATTTTGATGATTCAAATATCGCCATAATAAAGTTTACAAACAAATTTAATTAAAACAAAACCAAATAAATTTTAATACCATTGTTACAAACCAAAGGGATATAACGAATACCCCAAAGGTAACTACAACATAATGGATTACGTCTTCTCTATTTTTCATTTTAATTAAAATAAGTGTGTTTAATACCTTTCTTTTTCTCCATTGACTGACTCATAAGGTACATTGATTCTCCCGTAGGTGCATCGTGGTGCGAAATAATTACTTCAACTATACCTTTGTTCTCGGTTGCTAAAAATTTCATTGAAAAGTCGCTATTTGGTGTTAACTTGCTAACCAATACTCTTGCGTTATCAGTTTCAAATTGAGTGTACCCTGCAACACTTCTCCAAGTCAATGATAAACCATACGCAAAGAATTTCTTTATACGCATTTTATTCATCATTGTTTGTACTTCGTAGATAAAGTCATCCCACATAAATTGATAATCATCATCTTGATGAAAGTCGAATGGATTGTACTCTGCCAAGATTGTGCGGTGTTTTGCTACTGCTTGTTCTAATGTTGCCATATACTTGTTTATTTTGTTACTGCAAATATCTATATAATAAAGTTTACAACCTAATTTATTCTGAAAATAATTTCCAAGTCAAGGATTCATCACTTGATAGGTCACAAGCAATTTCCATATTGTTTAGGTGCGTCCAACACTCGTCAGCCATTTCAGTTGGCTTTTGGAATGTTTCATCCAATCCTTGCTTATAGATAAAGGCTCTAATAACTTTTAGGTCATCCTCGATCATTGCAAGTCGGTGCTTTAATTGTTCTACTTCGTTTTTCATAATTCAAAGGTCGGCATAAAAAAGTTTACAACCTAATTAATATTCAAAAACTTTTACCCAAAAGATTGGTAAGTTACCATGTTGGTTTTTGAATTGCTCAACACCAACATCAGCAGCATGGTCTTTATCCCTTGCTTGAACACTCAACCCATACTTTTGGTGGTTGTCCCCTTGTTCGATACCATAAGCATCGTTAGGGTCTTCTGACATAATTGTAACATGATAATTTTTCATATTAATCTATTTTAAATGGTTTCAATTCCAAATGCGTCAACCTCAACTATTTCACAATGATTTTCCAATTCGCTCAAAGAAATTCGCCCCTTATTAGATGAATAATAACCTTGATTTTCGTATCGTTTAACCCATTCCTTTAAAGCATTTTTTGCTTGTTCTTTGGTTGCGTAGGTGTCGCTATGGTGGATTGAAAACCCATCGGGACTGATTACATCGTATTTTGTTTTGTTTTCCATAATTCAAAGGTCGGCATAAAAAAGTTTACAACCAAATTTATTTTAAAAAAAAAATAGGACCCTAAGGCCCCATTCTTTTTAATTAAAACAAATAGATATATGAGTAATCAAAACTCCTTAGTTAAAGTATGGTTGGATGACTTCATTGCCACTCAACTCAACTTGTTCTTTTACGTACTCAACCGCTTTGATGTCGGTCGGGTCATAAACATACGCACCATTGCTTGATGCAACTGCGAACTGACCATTGGACAAACCCCAAAAGTAATAGCGGATTGTGTCATTTGGTTCTAATTCATTTAAAGCATTTGCGCACACCTCATTCAACTCGGGGAATAACTTTACTCCACCCGTAATTGATGATACTATGGCAAGTTTCATATTGCCGTTTGCGAACTCATTTGCCTCGGTAGTTCTTCCGATGATTGTTAGGGCTGAAACCAAGTATGGTTTGTAAGCTCCCGCTTGTGGTCTTGAAAATGGATTGTTCATTTTATTTTGTTTAATTGATTATGGCACAAATATCGTTATAAAAAAGTTTACAACCTAATTAAATTACAAGATTTTTATTTTCAGTTGGAACTAATATACATTGTCCGTCCATGTACTCATAATAAATTTGCTTAGCAACTTTAAATTTGCTCATAGGATGTCTGCGACCATTCTTAGTCAACTGATAGTAACCTTGCCCAAAAATTCCCGTCCAACGAAACTCCCATGTCTTCGTGGTGTTGTCAGCATAAAGGTATGCTACCTTTGGCTTTGCGTGTAAAAAATCTACAATATTCATGTCTGATTGTTTTGTTAATTCAAAGGTCGGTATAATAAAGTTTACAACCAAATTTATTTTAATTTGGCCAAAGCATCATCGTTCCCGTATCGTACCATTCATAGTACCAACCGCGTTTTTCGGTCTGCTCATTCAGTTTAGGACTAACACCATGACTATTGTACCAGCTTTCACGATAGTAATCGAATAGGTCTGAATCCTCACCACTAACCCAAATACCTCTACCTTCACTCTCATTGTAGAATTGTTCGGTGGTGCCGACAACTTTAACTCCTTTATCTTTGAGCCATGTCATCATTTCGTCTCTGCTTAATACTTTCATATTGATTAATTTAACACTTCAAAGTTCGCCATAAAAAAGTTTACAAACAAATCTATTTTAAACTATTTTTGATCCATGGACAAAAAAAAAGGGAACTTTCGTTCCCTATCTTTTACATTGTTTGATATGCCTCGTTAAATAATTCATAAAACTCTTTAGCACCCGATGTTTTTTGGCTAAGCATAAACCCTTCTTTTCTTAAAACAATAGCTCGTTCCGCTAATTTAATATAGACTGCTTTAAAAGTACTAAAACCAATTGTGCTTAATAGTAAGAGTAACCCTTCCGCTGGTCTTTGGTCTGATTGCTCAAACTTATCTAAAAAGTTTCTCACATATAATACTCGTTGAGTCGCTGCTTCTTTTTTATCCATTTTAAAAGTACCTAATCTAAGATGTCTTTTAACCTCGCTAAGTGGTGTGTTACTGATTAGAGATGCGGTGATTGTGGTTGTAAGCCCATGAACCGTTTTTTGTTGGCTTAGCAAAGCATAAGATTCAATACCCGTTGATTCGTAGGTTTTAATGTACTGGCTAAGTCCCCAATTTTTTGCTGAATCATTAAACCCAATCATAATTCTAATCAATTCACTGAAACTACTAACAGTTCGGAATGAAAATCTGATAATGCAATTGTTATCTGCTAACTGCTCTGCTCTGTGGTTACCGTCAACACGCCAAAGAACTCCGTCAAGAATACAAACTGCAATCCCACCTGCAAACCCGTTCTCTTTGATTACCCTACCTAATTCACCTTTATGTGGTTGTGTAACTTTGCGATTAACCCCGTTACAACCCTCATTAAGATGTTTTAAGATACTGATATCGCTTGTCTCACCGATACCCCAATAAATAAGCCCATTGTCTTTTGACATAGGTACGATTACGTTAAAGAAAGGAATCTCCGTTCCTTTGATAACTTTTTCTTTTTGTTTTGTCATGATAATTTATGTTTATTTGATAATTCAAAGGTCGGCATAAAAAAGTTTACAACCAAATTTATTTTTAAAATGTTTAAATTATTTTGATCCATAGACAAAAAAAAAGGACTGCATTTCTGCAATCCCTTCTCTATACATGAACAAAACAATCTCTTATATGCAAGGCAACCACTCACTCGGGTTACTCATTGTACCTTTGGCATCACGAAAGCCTTCTACCATTTCACTGGCAACCTTATGACTTGCTTCGTTTCTGCCGTCAAAATGATACTCCTCACTTGCACAATTCTCCAACCATTCCATACATAGTTTGGTAAAGCCTTGTTGCAAGGTGCGATGTTCACGATTCATTTCAGTAATAAACTCTTTGTTCTTGTTGCTGAATGAATTTAGGTAGTCGGTTACATTCTGTACCACTTCCTTTGCTTGTGTTGTAGTATTACTCATATCTAATTGTTATTTGATAATGCAAATATCGTGGTAAAAAAGTTTACAAACAAATTTATTTTAACTTTCTGCTACAAGCAATTCAAGATACTCTTTACTCGTTAGGTGTCTTTCTCTACCAAGTGTTTCGTACTTACCTTTCGGTTTAATCATAATACAATCACCTTGTCTTACAATCTTTTCAATTCTACCTTTTGGAATGTCGGTTTGAATAGTCCAAGCAATACAATCAATCGCATCAATATCTTTTATATTAAACTCCCAACGATTTAAGTTCTTATTGTTTTCAGTTACAACATTCCATACATTGTTTATATCAACCCAAATAAGATACTCTCTATCGGTGCTTGTATCTTTGCACTTCACATAATAAGCATCACTCATTTTTCTCCAAGAATCAACCCCTTGGCTAAAATACTCACCATTCACTTTGTAAAGTTCGTAGGTATCATCAAACTTGTGTTCAACTAACTCACCACTCTCCATAACCCAAGTGGTTTGTTTGCTAATTGTTTTACTGCTCACCAATGTCGGTTTAACATCAGCAATCATTCTCTCCAATCCAAGAAACAATAAAGCAATTCGCCTTTGTTCCAAGTTAGGAATTTGTGCTATCTCGTTAAATTTTAAGGGGATAATCTCTTCCCAAAAATCCTGCAATTCATCAAAGGGGCAATCACCACCTTTGGTTTTCAACATACGACAAGCCAAGTTATATTCAGTTGGCACATTGTTAATTACTATTTCCATTTTTTCTATTTGTTTAATTCAAAGGTAAGTATAAAAAAGTTTACAACCAAAATTAAATTTCGCTATCCACATAATCGTAGTATTCATTTGATACCATTACGATAAGTTTGTTACCTTTGAAAGTAATCTCGCTATCGGTAATATCATCTTCGTTTGTGGTAAACGAATACCAATCATTCAGTTCACCATTGCCCTCAATTTCGGGTACAAAACCACCACAAATATCAGCAACCTTTTCACCAATACTATCAATCAGTTCTTTCCTTTTTTGGTTAATGATAAAGTCCTTTTTGTAGTTAAGGTTCGCACCCTCACTATCACCACCATTTATATCCCTAACGAACTCTTTAACGAACTCAATCTCCTCATCAGTCAGTTCCACTTCAACCTCGCTTGTAATTCTCTCACAATACTCTGCTTGTGCTGACTTCATATAGTTAAAGGTTTCCTCATTATCATCAAGTTCAATCAGCACATTCCCACTCTCACCTTGATAGTGTCCATCGGAATTTACATAGAACTCTACTGCGTTATAGACCTCGTGGTCAAAGTAGGTACTAATCGCATCGTTCTCAATAATTTCCTCGCCATTGTGGATATTAAGGGTTGTGTCATTCATACTATCACCACCACAAGTAAACTCAAAGTTAATGTGGGTGATTTGTAGTTCTTTCCAAAGTTGGATAATTTCTTGTTCGTTTTTCATTTCTCTATTTATTTAATGCAAATGTATATGTAAAAAAGTTTACAACCAAATTATTCTCTAATTCTTTCTAATAATTCTTCTGCTATCTTTGTTGCTTCGGGATTTTCAATGTCCTTAACACCATTATTAAACCAAGGTTGCACTTGCATATGTTTAAGATAATCTTGTGGGGTTGGCACAAACTTCATACGAAAGTCCTCTGCGATATGCAACATAGCAATATCAATCGTGTCCACACTCTTACCACTTGAATTGGTTATGTTGTAACCAAATATCTTTGGAATGATTGTATAAGCAAACCAAGTGTTGTGGGTTAATGCTCTTGATGAATTGTTATTCATAGTCGCCTTTGGACTATCAATCAGTTCGTGGATTGCGATGTAATCTTCTATCACACCACCCCAACGCTTAACTGAACTTTTTGAATGAATTTCTGGATTTGCCATTTTTGTTTTGTTTAATTGTATGGTGCAAATATCTATATAAAAAAGTTTACAAACAAATTTATTTACAAAAAAAAATGGGAAACTTTCGCTTCCCACTTTCATTTAGATTAGAATAAACTTTTAATCCCAAACTCTTGATACTTGCTGACTGAATGGGTTATACTCAACTTGCTTACCCATTTTCCAATCACCTTTGGTAATTTCCAAGGTCTTGTGTTCGTTACTCCAAGCACCATTCGGTTGCTCGTGTTTTAAGAAACTTGTTTGCTTTACCTTTACATCGGCAAAGTCATTGATTGTGTCAGCAACCATAAAGTCGCCATACAATGTGTGCTGATTGATACCCTCACCAACCAATAAGGTTTTTTTGTTTTTGAATTTTCCCATTTGTTTATTTATTAAGTTACAAATATAAATATAAAAAAGTTTACAATCAAATTTATTTTTCAGAAAGTTTTATCCAATTTTGTGCGTGTGCTTCATTTAGAATAAACTCATCACTTGCATCATTGTATGTCTTATCACCTTGGGAACGCAAAAACTTTACCATTGCTTCATCACCTTCGTAAGTGATCCCTGTATTATTATCTACCCAAATGTTTATCATAGGTGTGTAGTATAACCACAATTTAAACATTCAACATAAGGTTTACCACCCTCTTTAACTATAACACTCTCTCTTGGGTAAAGATACCATTCTCTTTTTACATGGTCGCACTCTGGACACAATGCATCATTTGGCATACGTTCTTCCAAAGTCATACCATGTTTAGGTGCATGGTGTAGGTGTGGATACACATGGTCAATGATATTGCCTTCAACCTCAACTAAAACTGCTTGATAGAATTTGCTCATAATACTTTCTCAATTAATTTATTTATTATTGTAGCATCTTCCTTTGCATCATATAAGGCTCTAACCAATGGGTAAAAAACTTCTTCAAATACACTTGAATCCAAAGTAGTCATATCCAATGGTAATTTATCTTCTAATGCAAGGTCAACCAAAATATCTTTGATTTGTTCTGCGTACTTTATTTTTGTTATTTCTAATTTTGTTATTTCCATAATTCAAAGGTCGGTATAAAAAAGTTTACAAACAAATTTATTTATAAAAAAGTTTGGGGGATTGCTCCCCCTTACTCTTTTTAGAATCCGTACACTCTTGGTGGTGTATTAAGGGCGTAACTGCGATACGCCTCACAATCTTCCTTGCTCACCCAAGTAATCATCGCCTCAATTTCCTCAATGGAAGATTTTGGTTCGGTGCTACCACCCTCATCATCTGTTCCCTGCACAAGTGCGTTCCCTAAGATTGGGTGTGCAAAGTTCTCCAACATCCAACCACCTTCACAAGTGTGATACAATCCTTCCTCATCGGTGTAGAACGTATCATCGTTCTCCAATGTCACTGGTGCTTCAAAGTTTTCACACTCTCCACCAATTGAGGGTGCGATGTCTCTCCAATCGTTGATTTCGATTGCTTCAACCTTGCGGTCGGCTACGTTAATTTTGTACGCTTTCATTTCCTTATTTGTTTAATGTACTTCAAAGGTCGGTATAATAAAGTTTACAAACAAATTTATTTTTAATATTCTGAAAGAATTCTTTTATCTTCCTTAATTTGCTCCTCACTCAACACATTCATCATTGGTGTTGTGCCAGTGGGATGTTGTTTGGTTGGTTTATCCCATGAATAGAATTGGTTTCTATTCGTCTCATCAATACATCGGATTGAGCAGACCCTCTTCGCAAGGAAGGGGTCTTTCTCAATCACATCTAATACTTCGCTGATACCTTCGGCATCTAAATTCCCTACATCTAAAATAAATCTTGCCATGTTAGTGTTCGTAGTTTAATTCAGCACTCGCATAGTTTGACTTCTTCTGCAACAATGGTTTAAGTTCTTTGATAAACTTCTTTTCAAGGTCAGCATCAAAGTAACCACCCAACGCACTCTTAACGACTTCAAGTATTGGTGTATTGGTTGTGGTGTCTGCGAATACACAAAACAAATCAACCGACCAATCTTTTGGTATTGAACCATGCTCTTGGTGACTTACCTTTGCCTTCTTCAAACCTCTCTTAATGGTAATGCTTGGTGTATCGTATACATCGCACATATCATCGTACCAATCAATTTCGCTGAACGATACATTCGCCAACAATAGTTTCTTGGTCTTGATACCTTTCCAAAAAG